AATCCTGAAATACCTTGCCGTTCTCGTGCTGAATGCAGAAGTCCACAACCTCATCCATAGCAAGGATAGCATTCTTTTGAGTACCATTCTCAAGAGCTACCTGTACAGATTGAAGTAAACGATTGTATCCCATTAGGTTATTTAATTATTTAAATACTGTTGCTCCCACGATTTGAAAACTTCCAGCGGTGACAAACTCTAAGCCAACTTTTACATAGCTTTGGCTTGCGTTTATTGGAACTGTAACAAGAGAGCTAAAGTTTTGTGTAGAATCCCCGCCAGAATCTCTATTAGTCTGAAATATAGTAACTAAAGTATCTATGGCATTTGGATAACTAGCCTGAACTCTAGAGTTAGAGCCACCTGCGTCATAGTTCATTTGCAGGTTGCATAAAATATGTATTTGATAAATATTGGCTGCGGTTAATCCTGATCCAGTAAAATCAGCTATATTGTATTGGTAAGTAGCTTCTGATGATTGAGTTAAACCTGTAGTGCCACCTGTTAAGGCAATGTATTTTGGGCGCAATAAATCAACATACGCCTTAATACTTTGTTGGGATGCAAGAGCAGTAGCACTGTTGGATGACATATCGTCCTCATCTTTAAAATCAAAGGCCTCTTCAATATCTCCTTCGCCAGCAGAAGCACGTCCAAGAATTTTAGCTGTGCTGATATGTTTCATCTTAGCAAATGTAACTCCAGTTGTCTTGCTGGAGCTATTAGGCATCTTAGCTGTTGTTATAGCATCATCAGCAACTTTAACTGTTGTAATTCCACCATCTTTAACAATAATTTTTTGTGGGCTTGAGCTATCAAGTGCAGTGCTTGTATCGTCAACAGCACCTGATGCAAATGTTGCACTATCTACAAGTGCATCAAGGTTAGCTGCTGTAACCTGATCGCCTGTTGAAAAATCTGTACCTTTTGATAAAATTGCCATTACTGTGCCTTTTCAGTTGAACGGAATGAGATAGCGCCATCAGCTTCGATAGCCCTTATCTTTGGCCGTCCTGTTGTATTATTAATTGTAAATTGTAAACCGTATCCACGTCTATTACCTATTCTACCACGTATGGATACATCCTCTGCTTCAGGTAAAGCGGAACCAACAAAACTATTAAGTGTTCCTATGGTAAAAGTTGCATCAGGGTTCTCTGTTTCAGCTGATATGTCAAAGTCAGAGGTAGTTGATTCGCCTGACTCAATGTGCATATCAAATTTTTTCCAATTTTTTCTATCCAAAGTTTGTAATGTATATTGACGAGTAGTAAGAGAACCATCCACATTTATATTTTTTTGTGAACCACCTATCTGTGTTATGACTCGATCAACACCATCAACTCGTGCATCCAATCTTTGTACGCCACCAAGATCGTTGACTGCGTATACACCTCTATTGTCTCCTGCACCAACAACCAACAGGTTTGATATGTGGAAGTCAGAATCATTCACCTGGTCAATACTTTCCCACTGTTTGTTTAAAAAATTGTAAACAAGTACAGCGTTGTTTTTTGTTGATGTGTCCAGTGGCACAGCAATAAAGTAACGATTATCAAAGTAAGCAGCTACTGAGTTTTCCCAATATTCTTTATTTATTCTTTGTACAGTTACATTGATTGGTTCGCTAAGTGGTGTTTCAGTACCACGTAGATTGTACTCATCAAAGAACTGTGTACTATATACACCATTGTCAGAAAGAAATATAACTTGATTGCCTACCTGTATGATTGATTGACGTGCAACACAACCTACCTCGTTAGTAAGTAACTTTGTACTAGCTCCTTGTAATGTAGTAGTATTAGATATTAGGTGAATACTGTTACGATTGAACACCATTAAGTTATCCTCTGAGAATGAGTGCAGGGCTACATTGAAGTCAGCTTCACCTGCATTAAATCTGTATTGAGCAAATATTTTATCGTAGGTGTCCGTATCCAAGATATCAGATGCTATTACCTCATCAAGTATCCCTCTGGATGTAAATGAATCAGTGGATGCATCAACGTTAAAATTAAATGGCATAACTAATCTACGCTGATGATAAACAGCATAAGGCGGTGCTGGCATATGGGTAAAGCCTAGACCTACTGATACCCGCTTAGTAAAGTGTACGTCTGTTTGATTGATTACGTCATCACTATTAACAAAAAACTTAAATGCAGAAGAAGTAGCTTCTGATACTGTAAATTCAGTTCCTGCTGTAAGTGTGCTACCACCTGCGGTTGTAAGCGTTACTATATCTCCTTCAGATAAAGTGTTAGATACAGTAACAGTAGCCAACCCATTTGTAATTACAAAACCTGTTGCAGCTAAATTAGTAGGTTGTGTATAAGTACCACTAGCTACCTTTGTAAAGGCTGGTGTGCCACTAAATGATCCATTCCACTCCAAAGCTGTGCTACCGTTGCGGAATATAAACACCTTGTTAAATGCTTGAAGCATTGATGCATTTGATGAAACAGTTAAACCTGATGGGTAGGCAATATCCGTAGTAGCACCTGTAGCTATGTTTACGGCAACAGCCTTTATGTTTGCTGCAAAAATAATGTACTGACTGGCTGATGCATTAGGGTCAGAGAAAGCACAGGAACCATAGATAGCATTTACAGCATCGTCATTAAGTATTCCAAACTTTACTGTAGCTGTACCACTTGCTGTGCCTGTATATGTTTGATCGGATATTGTAATCTGAGTACTACTATTTTTTGTATAAGCACGATTGCCGTTAACAGCTGGACCAGTACTCATTGTTACACCAGATATATTTACTGTCCCAGTACTAGGAAAATCAGTAGCTGTAACATTTGTTAGAACTACAGTAGCATCAGTCCTTGTAGCTGTTACTGATGTATCATCAGCTACTAGAGTAAACGGAAGTGTAAGAGCAGAAGCACCTGATGTCAATGGGTTCGAGATTAAATCAATACCCTTGCGTACCTGTGCTTCACCCCTGCGGTCAGTCCTTAAGTTCTTTGCATCAGCAAGCATACCCGCTGGCAACTGGTCAGGCCGTAGGCGGTTATTGAACCCAATAAAGCCAACATCGCCATCCTTGGCAATGCGGTCATCTAATGCTCCAAACTTGCTGTACTCAGCCATTTAACTACTTGTTCCTGCGACCTCTTTTGTTTCTTACATTTAAGGATTTTTGTTCTGCTAGCTTTTGTTTATTTGCAGTCTTTCCTTTTCCAGAACGACCTTGATTAACTGAAGGCTTTGCAGTGTTCGCAGATGGTTTAGCTTTAGCTGTAGGACTAGATGCTTTTGTTCTTCCAGCAACCCTAGAGTTTGTTTTGGTTGTAGTTTTAGGAGTAACTTTATTTATGTTTTTTTGTCCTCTAGTTCCACCTGAAACATTTTTACCAGGAGTTGTAGTTTTAGTTGTAGCTTTAGGTTTTTTTGTACCCTGGCCACGTGTTTTTTTAGGCACAAAGGTTTTCTTTGGCTTTGATTTACCTGTCAAAGCTCCCATAAGTCTACTTAATGGGTTACCTGTTTTCTTTGTAGTTGATTTTGATTTAGCTGGTAATCGACCTTGAGCCTTTGCTAATCTGTAGGACGCTGTACCGCGTCTGAGTTCTTGTTTTCTTGGCATTATATATATTATTAATTGTTAACATTTCCAACGCCGTAGAGCTAATGCCTTACGAGTTGGTCTTCCTTTTGAATCCTTCATTGGTCCTTTGACGCCAGACATTCTGGCACAAAATGATTTTTTACGAGCAAGTTTCTTTCCTGTTGGTTTGCTTTCAGTAACTGGTGGCTTCAGGTTAGCTCCAGTCTTACGCTTGAAGTAAGCCCTACCTGCTGCGGTTAGACCGCCTTTTTTACTTTTATGTTCCTTCCTCATTAGCTTCTTACCTTTGCTCTGGGTGTATTGGCAACGACTGTTTTCTTGGATTGCTTTTTCTTCCTAGCAGTTGCTGCTCTTTCTGATTTCGATAGGCTAAGAGCCTTTCTTTTAGGCAAGCAGCGGTCAGGGTTCTTCTTGTCCTTAGACGTTCCGCAAGGTCCTTTGATGCTTCCATCAGTTCCTATCCTTACCCAATTCTGTTTCAGCCATTGTTTTAGTTGTGCCATTATTTCAAAAGAAACCCTTGCTCGTTTATATTGCCGTGTATTTTTTTGGAATAAGTATCAGCTTCTTGTCCTGTCTTAAATTTTGGATAACGATCAAGTCCCATTCCTTTAGCAATCTCTATGGCTTCCTTAATTGTACGTTGTTTGCCATCTACTAATGTTGGAATAACATAATGCATTTCTTTGTCACCTTCACCAAAAGAAACTGTAGCAGTTTTGACATTACTACGAGTTCCATCCTTATTTGTAACATATGGATAATTACCAGGAAAGATGCGAAAAAGAAGTTTTTTATTATCCTCCATTATCTACCCTTTCGTTTGCCGCCCTTAGCCTTCTTTGCATAATTAGGATCTTTGCAATACTTAGAAGCAGCTAGGTTGGCGTACGCTGACGGATAAGTATCAAACGTACGTCTAGCCCAAGCCTTGCCTTCTGGACATATCTTACCTCCGCTTTTTGCTTTTTTTGCCATCTTTTACAAGTGATTTAAGCAATTTAGCTTGCCCTGCGTGAGCCTTGGAGGCCTGTTCAAGTTTTCTTGCGACTGTTAGTATTTTTCGATGCATTTCTACCTCTTAGTTTCTTCAAGTCAGCTCCAGTAATTTTATTACGAGGGGGTGCAACCCTAGCTAACTTCTTTTGTTTTGAACTGTACCTGCTAAATGGCATTACTTCTTTTTTCTTTTGACCATTTTTTTAGCAACTTTTTTAGTTGCTTTTTTGGCTGTCTTTTTACCCATCATTTTTCCGTAGTGACCTGGCATAATATTATCTCCTTTTTTAATGTTATAATGTTACAATGTACTTCTTACCTTGAAGTAGCAGAATGCTACAAATCCTCCAATAATCAATGCTATCCACAATCCTGTGTCACTCATCTCTGGGATGGGTGCATTGAAACCTGTTGTTAAAATTTGTCCTGGTGCATTTACACGAACTGCCATTGACCCCATTGTATTAGGAGTAAAGGATGCAAACACAGCAGCATAGGTGGTATCACCAGCTAGTGTTATTGTTCCCTGAAATGCTTGGCTTTCTCTGTCAAAGGACTGAAAGGTATTTTCCTGACCACCGCCAAAGCCTATTCCTGCTCCATCGTTGAATGCCCAGGGTTCATCAACTATTAGATTAGCCTGTAAGTTATCGTAGATTAATAACGATGTATCCGTTACATTGTTGGTTAACTTACTTGAGTAATTATTGAACTCAAAGTTCCCACCAGTAGTTGTAGTAAAAACCAGTGGCTCGTAGTAAGTAAGCCCACCCTCTGGATTGAAGTCCTGTACAACGTTAGTATCATCAATGTTTACTATTAAATCGTAGACTACACTGTTCAGTTGTATTGCACCCCA